GAATCGATTTCTTCCTGCAATCTCTTCATTACATTGGGATGTCTGAGCAGCTCACTCATTGCCCATTCTATCGTAGCTGATGTCGACTCCAACCCACCCACAAACATGTCAAGAACAACAGCCCGCGTATTAGCCACATAGCATGCTATGCAACCAATATCGTTTCTATAAACGAACTAGCTATTGAAGAGACTTACCGCTCTCCCCTTATGGAAAGTTTGATAACCCCGGTTAATTTAAGCGTAAGCTTTTACCCAGAGAAGAAAAGATGTCCTGTTTCGGCTACAATCTTTATCACGTCCTAAAACGCGCTCCGAACTATAAATGGCCCCTTGTTATCGTACACCATGGAAGGTTAAGTTCACATACACTTCGTACTCGCCAATGTTAATCAAGTCGTCTGAATGTTCAGGTCCCTCATAAATCCAGTGCAAGATACCTAGAGTTGTTCCGTTTGGGCTATCACTAGACGCATGTTCACATTTAAGTGGAACCTTGACAGGGTCAGTCCCTGGAGGACTGTCTACCTGCTGCGACAAAGGTTTAACCACCGCACCGTTAGACTTCGTAAAAACGTGTGTCACCGGGTTCGGTAAATCAAACAGATCACTCTGTTGTCTTGACAATACTAGAACACTATGCATTCCCTGATAATTCACATTACCTGCTCGCATTCGCGCGCCTAAGCTGTGAACCACAACCAACTGATGTCGACTACAAAGAGCCTGTAGCTCTGGGAACTGTTTGGGACAGATCAACGTTGAGATACTGTAGACTGTTTGGTCCTTCCGTATCTTTGGTTTCGTCCCGCAGGTAAGCCATTTCTGTAGCTGTACCGTAGTCCCATTCGCTAGGGGTCTCGCCACTCTTGCCTGTGGACTTTTCTTCTGTTTGGTTGATGATTTCGCTTTCACCATCCTTACGTAGATACCTTTGTGCGTTCGCAACACGCGCACTGGCAAGATGTAATATCCTTCGGTTGTATTCCGTTTTAGGCATGTGGCGAAAGTAATTCGCCAGTTGCGCCATGTACTCTGGATACTTTGGATCCGAAGGATTGTGACTTAAAAACCTATACAGGGTTTTCGCAAAGTTAACTGGATATGCCACACCGGCTTCCAGGAAAACTTGAGAGCAAAATTCTAGCCCTTCTAGGTTTGGTCGTTGCACACACATTTTCACTGTGTGCCCCAACAACGACATGCTTTCAGCCAGGCCTTCAAAATAAATTTCGAAGGAGTCGTCTCCCATAGCTTTGATGCCCAAATTGGGGTATTTTAGCTCATACTCCCTTAAAGTCAAAGCGTCATCGTTGTTTAACCAACGACAAGCCAGTGACGCGATTACCCTTCCTCTACTGTTGGTAGAAGACGTGTTATATCGCCCACTGTTTTGACCTCCAGGGATTGTTTGAGCATATATTTGCCCATCTGGTGTCACATAAGCCGAATGTGATGTACAATACGCTTGTACACGGAGAAAGAAGTGCATAAGACTATTAACTTCCTGCCCCATCAGAGCGCCTCGTAGATCAGCATCCATGTCCAACTCCCACTCCTGCATCGACCAATCCCAACCTGACACGTCGGTTTCACATAGTGTTCCACCAT